CACTGGACGAACTGCAAAAGCGGCTGGATGAAATGAACAGTCAGATCACCGAGATGCAGACGAAGGTGGACGATCTGACGGCAGGCGAGATCCTGGCGACCGGACAGTGCGGCGAGAATGTTTACTATGTACTTTATGACAGCGGCAAGCTGCTGCTGCGTGGCTCTGGTGCAACGTATGACTATGAGATCAGCGGCTCTCCGTTTTATGAAAACGGGGAGATCAAAAAGCTGGTTGTCAGCGAGGGCATCACCGAGATCGGCAACAGCCTTTTCGATCACTGCCGGAATATCGCTGCGGTAAGTTTCCCGAATACGCTTACCCGAATCGGAAAGCGTGCTTTCTTTGCGTATGCAGACGGCGAACTGGCGGCACTGGAGTTCCCGTCCTCTGTCACCACCATCGGAGACGAGGCGTTCTCTGACCAGGGCATGACATCTGTTACACTGCCGAAAACATTGACAACACTGGGAACCTACCTGTTCCGGAGTGCGGATAACTTGCAGAGTGTTCGGGTGGAGTGTGCAGAGATTCCGGCGTTCTGCTTTGTGAGCTGCGGAAAGCTGAGTCAGATGACACTCAGCAAGAACGTGAAGAAGATCGGTGCAAACATCATCAATTACTGCACACAGCTGAAAACGATCACCTATGAGGGCAGTCTGGAAGAGTGGAAGGCAGTTGAAAAGTATGCGAACTGGGACGGCAACAGCGGCAGCACCAACCCCGGCTATCTGGACAATATTGTCTGCATAGACGGAACAATGGTCTATCACCGTGACAACAAGACATGGAATGAGGTGAAAAGCTGATGCTGAAATTTTGCATCTATGGGCAGAAAATGGAACTGATAAACCGTCAGACGATCGCCGATCAGCAGATCTGTTTCGTGGATATGTGCTTTCTGTTCTCTCCGGACTGGGAACAGCTGGACAAGACGGCACAGTTTTCCCAGGGCGAAAAGACCTACAACGTGCATCTCGGCACGGACAACGTCTGCCACTGCCTGCTCCCTGCGGAATTGCAAACCGGCTGTGTCAGCGTCAGCGTGTTCGGCTATGCGGTGGACGGCTCGGTCCGTGCAACGACCGTTCCCCTCGGCATCGGCATCAAGCGTTCCGGCTTCCGGGGCGACGGTGAAACGCCGATCCCGCCCACGCCGGACTTGTACGCACAGCTGCTGGACGCCATCGACAAGAAGATCGCATCCCTGCATGACGGCAAGGACGGCGTGGACGGAAAATCCGCCTATGAGATCGCCGTGGACAACGGGTATCCCGGCACGGAGCAGGCGTGGCTGGCATCTCTCAAAGGGGACAAGGGCGACACCGGCGAACCGGGAACAGCTGGCGAAAAAGGTGAACCCGGCGAAAAAGGTGACACCGGAGCAGCTGGAAAAGACGGCAAGGACGGCACAGACGGCGCGGCAGGACGTGACGGAGCAAACGGTGCGTCTGCCTATGAAATTGCCGTACAGCACGGCTACAGCGGCACAGAGGCAGCGTGGCTGGAATCTCTGCACGGTGCGGACGGAGCAAAGGGCGATACCGGAGCATCCGGCAAAGACGGTGCAAACGGCTTTTCTCCTGTCGCAAAGGTGGAAAAGTCGGGCAGCGTGGTGACCATCACCATTACAGACATCAACGGCACAACGATCGCAACACTGACAGAGGGTGCGGCGGTAGACCTCACCCCGTATGCCAAGACCGCCGAAGTAGACGAAAAGGTGCAGGAGCTGTCCGACAGTCTGACGTACACCTTGCAGGAGCATACGCTGTCCATCACGCGCCTGGAAGAATCCGCACACACACACGACAATCTGGAAACGCTGAACAAGATCAGCGGAACAGAGTGGACGCAGCTGGTTTCCACAAAGCACTATCACAACAACATAGAGACGCTGAACCGCATCAGTCCGGGGGACTATGAGAATCTGAGCAGCAAGTTTCCGGCGAGAATCACGGCATTAGAGGATTCCCTGGGCGACATCGCCGCAGCTCTGGCGGACATTGTGGAGGTGACCGAGTAAATGGCGACAATCGCACAGTACATCGCAGAGATCAACCACCAGCGTGATCTGCTGGCAGGGCATCTGGTTTCCCGTGGCATCATTGCGACCGCAGACGAAAAGCTGAATCTGCTTGTGCAGAAGGTGGGGCTGCTGCCCAGCGGCACTGCCGGAAAGACGGTGCTGTTTGACGCAGACCACCGGAAAAAGGTGAGCCTGCTCTATAACGACACGCTCTACAGTCTGGAAGATTTCGTGGCACAGTATCCGGACTTCTGTAGTTCCAAAAACGAGTACGCACTGAATTATTCCACGTCCATTTTCGGATGGGATTACAGCTGCTTTACCTGCTCCACCGTATCGCTGACAGCGTCCGCAGCGACCCAGATCGCCATGCGGTTTCTGGCAGGCAGTACGGAGACCGGCATCATGCGGCTGGTGCAGTCGGACAGCGGCACGGCGGAGGACGTTCTCGGCAAGGCACAGACCGAGGGCAGCTACATTGACTTGTCGCTGCAATGGCTGTACAGCACGGACTACATCACCACGCTGACACCGTGCGAGAATGTTACCACAGGCAAGTATTATCTGGCATGGGTGGGACGGAGCAATAACAGCCACCCGCTGATCCGTTCCATCACGGCAATCTAAGGGGGAGCATATCATGAATATTGTAGAAGCAGTGGAGCAGCTGAAACAGGGCAAGGCAATCAAACGGAGCAGCTGGGGAACTGCTGAGATCAAGGCGGCACAGCTGGACAACGGACAGTACCAGATCTTCGCATCCGGCGATCTGACACCGGAAATGCTGGTGTTGCTGTCCGGAGATTATGAGGCAGAGGGGGAGACGGCATGATGCAGGGAATTATCACCATTGCAATTTCTGTCCTGGCTGCGACCGGGATTCTCGGCATCGGCACAAGAGCGATCCTGGCACGGCTGAAACGGCAGGACAGCCGGCAGAAGGCATTGGAATCCGGCGTGCAGGCATTGCTGCGTGACAGAATGCTGTACAGCTATAACAAGTACATTGATGCAGGCTATGCACCGATCTACGCAAAGGAAAACTACGAGAATATGTACCGGCAGTACCACGAACTCGGCGGAAATGGCGTGATGACGCATCTCCACGAGGAGTTTATGGCACTGCCCACGGAGAAAGGAACAGAATCATGAGAAACTGGAAACAGTGGGCAAAGGCGGCGGCAGTCAGAGCTGTCAAAACCATGGCTCAGACGGCAGTTGCCACCATCGGCGTGGCTGCTGCGGTACAGGATGTGAACTGGCTTATGGTCGGCAGTACCGCACTTCTGGCTGGCGTGCTGTCCGTTCTGACATCGGTTGCCGGCTTGCCGGAACTCAAAGACGAGTAAAAAAAACACCGCCCGGCAGCGTACAGGCTGCCGAACGGCGTGGTGTGGGGTTATTCGTTGCTGTCTGTGTTGTCCCGGCACAGAGCGTCCAGTGTCACGCCCAGTGCATCTGCCAGCTTGATGGCGTTTGCAACAGTACATTGATTTCGCTTTTCAATGTTTTCGATGGTGCGGACGGGGACATCTGCCAGGGCGGACAATTTCGGCACAGAATATCCCTTCTCTTTTCGGATTTTTCTTAGGTTCATTTTTTTCCCTTCCGGTAAAAATAGATCACGAGTTTTGCGATGCCAAAGCATATCAGCAGGCATCCCAGTTTGGTGAGTGTTCCCATTTTGTTGACATTGGCAGATTTCTATGGTATAATAGAAAAGCAGCAGGGAGGGTGTTTTTCGCACCCTATGCCGCCCGTTCTGTTAGTCGATGATTTTATCAATCAGGATTAGCAGAACTCCTACGATGAAGTCTACCAACGCTCCGATCAGAAGATTGCTGGCATCAATCTTTGACTTTGGTTTTTTGCGTTTGGTGGGCTTCTTTTTTTGTTTTGCCAATGATGTTCTCACCTCCTCTCTATGATACTATTATACCACATATTTTGGTGGTTGTCAAGAAAATTCCGGAAAAAATATCTGAAAAATACGACAAATAACAGGCATCGGATTTGTACATTTTGTACAAAGAAAAAGGAGATGATTTCATGACATTGAAAACCTATTCCAACAGCGATACCACGCAGATTTCGGCACATTTCAACGTCAGAGAGTTTCGCTGCAAATGCGGCGGAAACCACAGCTGCCAGATCGCCGCAGAACTGGTGGACAAGCTGGAGCAGCTGTATGCGGCGTTGGACTGTGGCAAGATCATCGTCAACAGCGGCTACCGCTGCACGGCACACGACAAGGCAGTCGGCGGCAACGGAGCAGGACAGCACACCAAAGGTACAGCGGCAGACGTAGTGTGCTACGACAAGTCCGGCGGTATTATTTCCGCAAAGACGGTGTGCTGCAAGGCACAGGATCTGGGTTTCGGCGGCATTGCCAATATCAGTGCAAAGTACCAGGCAGTGCATCTGGATGTCCGCTCCGGCAGCCGGTACTACGGCGATGAAACCAAAGGCACAAACACGGTGACAAGCGATTTCTATAGCTATTTCGGCATTGCCAAAGACAGCAAGGACAGCCGGAAAGCAACGGCAAAGGGCATTGACGTTTCCAAGCATCAGGGCGTGATCGACTGGGACAAGGTCAAAGCGTCGGGGCAGGTGGATTTTGCGGTGATCCGTGTGGGCATCGGCAGTGACATTGCGGAGCAGGACGATGCACAGGCAGTGCGGAACATGACGGAGTGCGAACGTGTGGGGCTGCCCTACGGTGTGTATCTGTATTCCTACGCACTGACCACACAGGAGGCAGAGAGCGAGGCGGCACATATGCTGCGGATGATCTCCGGCAGAAAGCCGACTGTCGGCGTGTGGATCGACATGGAAGATGCGGACGGCTACAAGCAGAAACACGGCAAGCCGCTGGATGCCGCAAACGGCAGCTTGTACACGCAGATCTGCCGGACGTTTTGTGACAGGATTCCCGGAGCAGGTGTGTACAGCAGTACCAGCGTATTGCAGCATATTCTGGCGGTGGGTGATCTGCCGGTCTGGGCGGCTCAGTGGGGCAGTCAATGCACCTACAGCGGAGCTTACCGGCTGTGGCAGTACAGCAACAAGGGCAGCGTGGACGGCATCTCCGGCGGCGTGGATCTGGATTATTTCTACGGCAAGTTAGGTGCAGCTGCGGCAGGTGATGCCGACAGCAGCGGCACTGTTACGGAAAGCGGCACACTGGAACAGATATTGCAGCACGTTGCGAGTATTGACAAGAAACTGAAATGAGAAACCCGGCAGTACAGCAGGAGATTTCCTGATTTGTACTGCCGGGTTTTTGTTGACAATCGAAAGAAAATGTGATATACTATTTCTTGAAAATATTGGAGATAGCAAGCAATGATGGTGTAAGAATTGTAAGTTCGCATTTTGTTGCACTGCCTCCACCATAACTGCACTTAACCTTTGATACAAAAGGTTAAGTGCTTTTTTTATATCCAAACAGAAAAAGTGCCGAAAATACGCTGGTTTTTGACAAATGCCTGTTCACGTAACGATTCAGTTCGTTGCGTGGACAGGCATTTTTTATTTTCCAGCCACGATTGCTAAAAAGCAATCGTTAAAATTTAAGAGCAATCGTTAAATTTTAGGCAGTAATCGTTAAAAGATTGTAGTTAGGGAGATTGAAACCATGAAAGAGCATCAGAAAGAAAGTGCGTTATACTTGTGCGACCCCAGTAAAAATGTGACTTGCCAAAAGAGCGTTTGCCAGTCACAGTGCGTACTTACAACAAAGGTGGAATATGCGAAAGCAGATGCCGATGGCAGTCCAATTATCGTTTACAAGAATCGAATGGAGGCTTTGAGCAGTATCCTCCCAAAAGAAAATGGAACTGCATCCCACGGGGTTTAACCCTCCCCGAATGCCATAGGTGATTACCTAACAACGCCCATCGGGAGCGTATCCCGACCCACTGCCCGTAAGGGAGAAAATACAACACCTGCTGACCTATCGGCAACACGGGGACGGTGTGGCAGCATCGTAGGCAATTACCTCCTAACTTTGCCTTTATACTAACAACGCTCGTCGGGAGCGTATCCCGACCCAAGCCTGTCAGAAATCTGTAGACCGTGGATGTAAAGCAACGGTGTCGGCTGACTTTAAAACCTTGCAATAGTGGCTTGCATGTTTCCACGACTAGATAAATCGTGCTTCCTGTTGCAGATGGCGATTGCAACACGCTTCTGAGTCGTTGAGCGTATCAGCGACATCCAACTTACTTTTCAGGATGAAAAGTAAAATAAATGTTAGGAGTGAATCACTATGGAGAACAACAAAAGGGTTATTGTGCGGGCTACAGAAAAGTATGAATTTTGCTGCTATCTTTCGGACATGGGAGTAGAGCGAATCTATACGGTACTCGCCGAAAATGAAAAGGATGCTCGTAAGCGGTTTCATGAGTTGCTGAATGGGGAACAAGTAGAATTACTCCAAATCAGAAAGGTGGATGAGGAAAGATGAAAGACGGAAATTACTATACCGTTTACGGCTGGATGATTAACCGGCTAAAGCTGAAAGGGACAACTTTACAGCTGTACGCAGTGATCTATGGCTTTTCCGAAAACGGTGAAAATGAATGCTCCGGCAGTCTTGCCTACCTTGCTGAAACGACTGGATGCACCAAGCAGACGGTTTTGAATGCCCTGAACAAGCTTGAAAAACTGGGGTATATTTTGAAACGTCAGACAAGGGATGATGACGGTGGTTTGCGAAATCATTATCGGGTAAATTTAACCGCAATCGAACAGCGTGTTTCTCCACAAAAAGTGGAAAGAGGCTATGGAAAGAATGTTGAAACAAAGGCTGAAAGGCCTAAAAAATTTACCCAGCCGGTCAAAAAAACGGAATGCCCTCAGACAAAAAAGAGGAATGCCCCTAGTCAAAAAACCAGACCGTATAATACTACAAGAGAATCAATAGGGTTTGAATTATGTGAGGGGGACGCACGCTCGGAAAAGCAAACATTCGGTGATTTTCAGAATGTTCAGCTGACAGAGAACGAATATGCTCGACTGTCAGAACTGTATGGAACACAATTGCCGCAGACAATCAGCAGCTTATCCAGCTACATGGCATCGACTGGAAAGCACTACCGCAGCCATTATGCAACACTGTTTCGGTGGTGTCAGCAGGATATTCAGAAAGCAAAGAATCAAGGTCAGCAACACCACGGGTATCGAAATCCAGAACGAGCCAGTGAATGGCTATCGGAAAACCGAGAATTCTTAGAGAGCCTTGGCGGACTTTACTGAACCTTTGATAGAACAGGGAGTTGAGAGATATGAAATCAAAGAAACCAACACGCAGGCAAAAGATCATTATGTATCAGAAATTGCATCTTGATCCGAACGAGTGGTTTGTAGCGAGATGGAATTCGACTTCAGATTACATTACGCTTGTCAATCGATTCACTGGTGGAATCGTGCAGAAACTGAATCCGGAGCGTATATAATGGCGGATAAACGGTGCGAAATGTGTGGCAAGCCTCTGATTCATGTGAAAGCTGACCGCAGGTTTTGCGGTGCTTGTATGCGGATTCGGAGAAAGGCTTATGCCAAACAGTATCAAGAACTCAGAAAAGGAATGAATAAAAATGACAACGGAACAGATGCACGTGATTGCAAAAATAACGGATGCCAGAACTTTTGAAAGGCAGCTGGAGCAGACTGTTGAGGAGGCAGCAGAGTTCATTCAAGCAGCTCAGAAAATTAAACGGTATCCCGGAAATTCGTTGCAAATGAATCATCTCGTGGAGGAAACCGGCGATTTGCTGATTACCTTGGAGCAAATCCGGATTTACCTTGTCCGAGATGGCTATGGTGATGCACTGAACAGTATGATTGACTATAAGCTGAACCGGGAACTTGGCAGAATGGAACAGGAGCGTAAGGACAATGAAAGCAAGGCTTATCACAATCGGAGAAAGCGAAATCCGTCAAAGGGTTGAGGAAGAATATCAGAAAAAGAAAGATCAGATTTATGAATCGGTAATTCAAGATGTTCTTCCCCAGTTTATGTCCGTTTGTATGGTGGAACTCAATAAAGAGTTCGGATTTGGAGAAAAGCGACTGCGGTCTGTTTTGGATGGCGTAAAAGACCATTTTAAGCTAATGGACGGGGTCGGGATTTTGAACCATCAGTATTCTACGCTGGACTGTCTTACATACTTGCAAGAAAAGTATGGTATTGATTTGGATAAGGAACTGCTGTAATGGCAGAAAGGCGGTTACAACATGAATAGAATCTGTAGACAATGCGGTGCAGAAAAACCACTCTGGGAGTTTGTTGACCGCAGCAAACAAACTGGTGAACGGAGAAAAATTCATCGTGTTTGTGCAGCTTGCAGATCTGAACGTAGCAAAGAACGATACCAGCAGAGACGGAAAGAGGTGCTTTCCTACCAAAAACAGTATCGTGAGAAACTAAAACGTGAGAGAATTGAAACTCCCGTCAGCAGTGACCAAAAGGAAAGCTGTGGTTCCGTGGACGATGGATATGTTCGCTTGGCTGCGGAAATTCTGAGGAGTGAGTTCTCTGCTTATCGGAGAGCATTGGAAAAGTATGACGGAAGTCCGGAATCTATCGGTAGAATTCGGTCGATTGAGCGTGAAATTCTTACGCCGTACTACGCTGCATTGACGATGAATGCCATCGATTTGAAAAGGTACTGCAATGATTTGCGAAAAAAGTATGGCATATATGGAGGAATAGAAGATTGGGCTGGATAAGCGTGAGAGATTCCCTTCCAATCAATGAAAGGAGCAAAAATAATGAAGATTGAAAAAGAAACAAAGGTTGTCATTTTGCAAAATGGGAACGCAGTGATGGCTACACAGTATGTTAACGGCAAGAAAGTAAACGCAAGCATTGCAAGGTGCTGTCCGGAGGATGCTTTTGATTTTGCCTTTGGTGCAAAATTGGCTTTGGAACGGCTGCTTGATTGTATGGGTTCTGCACCGGAAACTGCTTTTGATTGGGACAAGTTTATTTCCGGTGACGTATGGGTACAGACGAACAGTTCCAACACTGATGCCTTTTTACAGGCTTGCGAAGAGCATCATTTGACAGATCGAACCGGAGATCGTCCGACAAAGTTGAATGTATTTCGTGACTTTAACAATGCAAGTGAGATTGAAAAAGCGTTGTATGGGATTTTCGGAATGATTCCGAAAGAAAATATCTGGTTTGCAACAAGAGATGGAAAATTGCGGTGGGACAATGAGAAACCAACTGGAGAAATTTTTGAATGGGGACAGACAGAATGAACGATTGTGTAAACTGCAAATATGCAAACCAGTCCAAAAACACAAGAGTCATCCGGACACCTGCTGCGGTTATTACGCAGAAACAGGGTGGCATTGTTTGCGAGAATACAGGGCAGACAACAATACAGATAACAGATGAGGGAATATGCTGTTCTGGTTTCTGTCAGAAAGAACTGAAAGGCGATGATTGAAAAATGCGTGCTATTTGTTTGAATTGTCAATTTTGTAAACAAGGAACAGCAGCGGAGCCATGCAGGCGTTGTATAAATCTTTCGGGCAAGGAGGACTGTTTCGTCCCGTTAGAAAATGCAGATGGGAGTATTCCAATAGAGAAAGCACCGGACAATGTGAATCATCCGTTTCACTATCAAGGAAAATATGAGTGTATTGACGAGATGATTGCTTTGTTTGGCGTGGATGCTGTACGGTGCTTTTGTATGTGCAACGTATATAAATATCGTTTTCGTGCAGATCGGAAGAATGGTCCAGAGGATATTGAAAAGGCGGAGTGGTACATGGAAAAACTAATGGAGTTAAATCAGGAGGCAAAACGTGAAAAAGCTAATTGTTGAGATTGCTGACAAGTATGCGGATGCCGCATCAATGACATTTATCGGGACAAACTGTGCTGAATCAGAGGAGATTCATATGACTGTCGCAGCAGTTGCCCTCAAGCCAGATATAACGGCAATTGCGGTTTGTGAAGATGGGAGTTCGATTTGGTATGAAGGTGATTTGGAAGCCAAAGATCAGCTGTCCATTGAAAAATTGATAAATGCAGTCGGGCAACTGGAAGACTTACGTTGCGACCGTGAGGAATTTGCAGCTGATGTTGCGGCGATTGACACAGCTTTAGCAGCGATAAAGCGTCTGATTGAATTAGAATACGAAAAGGAGTAATTGGAAATGAGCGATGAAACATTAGAACTGCTATGGTCAATGCTTACGAACGAGCAACTTTTGGAACTGTGGGAAAAAGGTGCAATGGACGATCGCACGATGGCATCTTTCAAGACTGAATTGTTTAAGCGGTGTTTGATTCAATTTGATGAAACAGCGGATGCAGTGGCAAAGGTGGTCATGGCGGCATTTATGGAGGGATTGGCATGATAAAAGTCGAAAACACAGAGGTGTATGGATGGGAAGCGGCCATACGGGGAATGCGAAATCCGATGAATAGTTGGGAAAAGTCGGATAGTTGTTATTGCAAGGAACCCATAACAACCAAATGCAACAATTTGGGTTGCTCTCATTGTGGCTGGGCATGGAGCGATTTGGGAAAAAATCCGTTTTGTATTGGGGATAACGATATGGCTTTAATGCAAAAATTAGTCAAGGCAGGTACCGATCATCGGAAGTTTATGCGAATGATTACAGTAAGTTGTGATATAATTGCCCCTCTTTATTGGTGGAAACAGTTTGATACGTACAAAGTCGGAACGGTTACTGATTCTTGCTCTACAATGCATAAAATTGCAGAAAAGGAATTTACATTGGATGACTTTTCGTGCGAACATCTGTTTAATGGTGCTGAAGAAGGAACAGAATTTCTCAAAGATTTTATGTACACGATTAAAGCCCTCAACAAGGCACGAGAAACATATCTGGAAACTAAAAAGAATATTTACTGGTGGCAAATGATTCAGCTGCTCCCGTCCAGTTATAATCAACGTAGAACCGTAGTACTAAACTACGAAGTATTGCGAAACGCTTGTCAAGCAAGAAAACATCATAAGCTGGATGAGTGGTTTGGATTTTACAAGTGGGCAGAATCACTGCCATACAGTGAACTGATATTGGAGGTGTGAGCAGGTGTATAAGATGAAGTGTCCGAGATGTGGGAAACGTGCCTTTGATATTTCTGTGCTACCTAAAATTCCAGTGATTATTGAACTGAAATGCCCAAACTGCCGGAACATCGTGAAAGTTTCCTGCAGATCTGAGATGTGCATGGCTGATAAGAGATAGATAATATACCGAGCAACGGAGTGATTTGACTACCAAATAGCCGGATAGTATATGAGACGACTGTTTTATATGCTGTTCGGCTATTTTTGTTTCATATACTTGACTTCACTTGAGTTTTTTTGCAAGCTGACTTCTATCAATCAGAAAGGAGTCATGTATATGTATATGAAATTTCGTAAAACAAGAACAGCAGCCAGATCTGTTTATGTCTATCGCTTTGCAGATGGAACAGTCGCTGTGCTGCATCCGAGAGAACAGGGTGTAAGCACTGAAATCATCGACTTTTTGCACAAGTTGGATGACCGTGAGGTGTATCGTAATCTGAAGCAGCGAAAGGTGAAACAACATTGTGCAAAGCCTGTCGATATTGAAGTGGAATCCTTGGAAATCCAGCGTCTGCATGAGGTTGTGTCCAGTCTTACGCCGAAGCAGCAGGATACCTATCGCAGAGTGGTCGTGGAAGGAAACCCTATGACACAGGTAGCAAGAGAAGAAGGCGTATCGGAAACGGCAATTCGGCATCGCATGGCGAAAATCAAAGCCCAAATCAAGAAAAAATTTTGATTTTTCTACTGATGGGGTTCGATTTTATGCTGATTTTTTCGACTGCATTTATGGAAGGAGGTGGTGCATGATGGCGTGTTTCTAAATCCCATCAAAAATGCTAAGAAAGAAGGTCAAAGAAAATGAGTAAAGAACCTACAACATTACTGGATGTGATTCATGTGATCCGTCAATTGGCAGACAAATTGGAAGCTATGGCGGAAACCATGACAGAACGGGAAGTACAGACATTTGAGCAGGTATATCCGCCGGAAGAAGGCAATACGGAGGCTGTACAGAAGCCGGTGTCTGTGAAAGATACGCCGACTGTTTCTATTTCTGAAATTCGAGCGGTACTGGCAGAAAAGTCACGTTCTGGTTTTACAGATTCAGTAAAGGCACTGCTTCAGAAACACGGGGCATCAAAGCTGTCTGGTGTTTCTCCCGAAGAATATGCGGTCTTGTTAGAGGAGGCGAAGCAGATTGGAACTTAACGATCATGCAAGCCGTTTACACGCAGTGCTTTCTGCTTCATCCAGTGCTCGTTGGCTGGCGTGTCCACCCTCCGCACAGCTTTGTGCGGTTTTACCAGATAAAGTCACTGATTATGCTCGTGAAGGCACGTGTGCTCACGAATTGGCAGAGTACAAAGTGCAAAAACTGCTTGGCAACCCGGCATCTAATCCCACGGAGAACTTAGACTTCTACGATGCAGAAATGGAAGACTGCACGGACAGCTACGCCCAATACATCGCCGAACTGCTATCAATCCTGCAAGAACCCATGGTTTTAGTGGAACAGCGGTTGGATTTCAGCCGATATGTTCCCAGCGGTTTTGGTACGGGCGACTGTGTGATTGTTGCAGATGATATCCTGACTGTCATTGACTTTAAGTATGGTAAGGGCGTAGCAGTATCTGCTGATCACAACTCGCAGATGATGCTGTATGCTCTGGGGGCGTTGGAACTGTTCGATGCCCTCTATGACATCGCAGAGGTTCGGATGGTGATTTTTCAGCCGAGAATCCAGAACCTCAGCGGATGCACTCTGCCGCTGTCAGAGCTGCTGCACTGGGCGGAAACCGAACTGAAACCAAAAGCCGAACTTGCTGCCAAAGGCGAGGGAGATTTCTGTGCTGGTGAACACTGTCGGTTTTGTAAAGTGAAGGCAACTTGCCGAAAACGTGCAGAATACAATCTTCAGCTGGCACAGTATGACTTTGCTCCCCCGGAAATGCTGGTGGATACTGAAATCGAGGCAGTATTGGAAAAAGCCGATCAATTGGTTTCATGGGCATCCGATATCAAGGAATATGCTTTGCAGCGAGCAATTTCCGGCAAACAGTGGAATGGGTACAAAGTTGTGGAAGGTCGGTCGAATCGAAAGTATACCGATGAGGCAAAAGTCATTGAAAAGGTCAAGTCCTATGGGAAAAATCCGTACAATGAACCGGAACTGCTGGGAATTACCGCAATGACAAAGCTGCTTGGCGGAAAGAAAAAGTTTGATGAAATTCTTGGTGATTTCACATACAAACCGCCGGGTAAGCCTGCACTTGTACCAATTTCGGACAAGCGACCGACTTGGAATTCCGCAGAAAAAGATTTTGAAACAATACAGGAGGAAAAATAAATGGCAAACGAAAGAAAAACAAAAGTGATTACAGGAACTGTGCGTTTGAGTTACGCAAACATCTGGGAACCGAAATCCATCAAAGGCAGTGCCGCAAAGTATAGTGTTTCCTTGCTGATTCCGAAGTCTGATAAGGCAACTCTTGCAAAAATTCAGACTGCAATTGATGCTGCCATTGAAGATGGCATTGGAAAGTTCGGAGGAAAGAAGCCGAGTAAGGCTGCTCTGAAGTTGCCGCTGAGAGATGGCGATGCAGAACGTCCGGAGGATGAAGTGTACAAAGACTGCTATTTTGTCAATGCAAATAGCACTACTCCTCCGCAGATCGTTGACCAGCAGGTACAGCCGATTCTCGATCAGAATGAGGTCTACAGTGGCTGCTATGCAAGAGTTGCAGTAACATTCTATGCGTTTAACAGCAACGGAAATAAGGGCATTGCCTGCGGTTTGGGCAATATTCAGAAGGTACGGGATGGTGAACCGCTTAGTGGACGTACCAATGCTGCTGATGATTTCGATGCTCTTGAAAGTGACGATTTCCTTGATTAACTAAAATGGCAATTTAGTAATAAGGACGGTGAGAAAAATGGAGGCAATTCTTTCCGTTGTTATTGCGGTTCTTTGGTGCATTTCAATGTTCTGTTGGGCAGCAATTTCCGTTGCTGCACTGATTGATCATTTCAAGAATCACAAGTAAGCAAAAATGTCGGGTGGGCGACTGACGGAGTATCTGTTCGGGTGGGTAATAGGTGTAACAATGCAAAAATTGATGATTGACTTAGAAACAAAAAGTGATGTGGATATTACAAAAGCCGGGGTTTACCGCTATGCGGATTCCCCGTATTTTGATATTCTGCTTTTTGCATATTCCGTGGACGATGCCCCAGTGAAGGTAGTTGACCTTGCCTGCGGCGAACAGCTGCCGGAAGAAATCCTCAACGCTCTGACGGATGACCGCATTCAGAAGCACGCCTTCAACGCCAGCTTTGAACGGGTCTGCCTGTCGGTCTGGCTGCGGCGAAACTATCCGGAATGCTTCATTTCCTATGGATTGCCGGAGGATGCCTGCGGCAACTACCTCAGCCCGAAAGCATGGCGGTGTACGATGGTGGCGGCTGCCTATCTGGGCTTGCCGCTGAGCCTTGCCGGCGTGGGGGCAGTTCTACAGTTACAGCAACAGAAAATGTCCGAGGGGAAAGCTCTGATTCGCTATTTCTGCGTACCGTATGACCATGTAAATGGCATTCCGGTGTTTCATGCCCCGACCGATGCTCCAGAGAAATGGAACGTCTTTCTGGCATACAACAAACGGGATGTGGAAACAGAACAAGCGATTGAACAAAAAATCGCTCGGTTTCCTGTGCCGGAATTTGTCTGGCAGGAGTATGTCCTTGACCAGTCCATCAACGATCGTGGAATACAACTGGATTTGCAGTTGGTGCAGCAAGCAATTCGTATGGACACGCTCACGAAAGATAAGCTGCTGCATCAACTGAAAGATCTGACCAACTTGGACAATCCGAATTCTGTTCAGCAGATGAAACAGTGGCTGACGGAACACGGACTGGAGTTAGAATCATTGGGCAAAAAAGAAGTACAGGAACAGCTGAAAACCGCTCCGTCGGACTTGCAAGCCGTATTGCTACTTCGACAACAAGTATCAAAATCCTCGGTCAAAAAGTATCAAGCCATGCAGAACGCCGTCTGCTCGGATGGTCGTGCAAGAGGAATGTTTCAGTTCTATGGTGCAAATCGAACAGGTCGAGAGGCTGGTCGTATCATTCAGCTGCAAAACCTGCCGCAGAATCATCTTCCCGATTTGGAAGATGCACGGGAGCTTGTGAAGTTTGGTGATTTAGAAGCAGTAGAACTGCTGTATGAAGACGTTCCGGACACACTCTCACAGCTGATTCGTACTGCTTTTATTCCAAAATCCGGTTATAAGTTCCTCGTTGCCGATTTCTCTGCCATTGAGGCACGTGTCATTGCATGGCTTGCCGGTGAAACGTGGCGAATGCAGGCGTTCGCAGAGGGCAAAGACATCTACTGTGCCTCAGCATCTAAGATTTTCGGTGTGCCTGTGGTCAAGCATGGCATCAATGGACACCTTCGGCAGAAAGGTAAGGTCGCAGAATTGGCGTGTGGCTACGGCGGCTCGGTCGGAGCAATGAAAGCGATGGGCGGTGCGGAGATGTCTGACGCAGAGTTGAAACAGCTGGTCACCGACTGGCGAACTGCCTCGCCACACATTGTGCAGTTGTGGTGGGATGTAGAAAATGCTGCCATCAAAGCTGTGCGGGATAAAACCGAAACAGAGACCCACGGCATTCACTTCTCTTATGAATCTGGTTTTCTGTTTATCAAACTGCTGTCCGGCAGACGGTTGGCATATGTCAAGCCACGCATCGGTGAAAACCGCTTCGGCGGTGATTCTATCACCTATGAGGGCATCGGCACAAACCGCAAATGGGAGCGGCTGGAAACCTACTCCGGCAAGCTGGTCGAAAACATTGTTCAGGCAACCGCACGAGATCTGCTCTTCTATTCCATGCAAACGCTATCACAATACTTCATTGTCGGTCATATTCACGATGAAATGATCATCGAATGCCCGAAAGATACAAAGCTGGATGAGATCTGTCAGCAGATGGCGATAACGCCAGACTGGGCAAAGGGACTGCTGCTTCGGGCAGACGGATATGAATGCAGTTTTTACAAGAAAGATTAGGAGGATTCCATATGTTTTACATCAAAGAAAATCTGAATGGCACAGCCAGTATCTCCGTGGAGATCAGCAACGAAAACGTATACTGCCATTGCCCACAGTGCGGTACAGAAGTACCAGTGGATCTGAGTGTTTTCTGGACAGCAGAAAACTTTGACATTTTCAGCAGTGCTATTTACTGTGATGCTTGCACACAGAAACGGCTGAAAGGAGTATTGCATGAATCGGTATAATGCCGAAGGGTACATTGATCTCACTGCTTATGAGGCACTGAGCCGTATTGAACGAGAGGAACGTAAGGCGAAAAAAGCTGCCGCTTATCGACCGCTGGTATACATTTGTTCTCCCTATTCC